TTCGTTTTGCCCGTGACCCGGAAGGTTTCTTTTCAGTCACCGCAGTTTTAAGTTTAGATCCGGGGTTGGCACGGCGATACTTTGCCACGCCTTTTTCTGTCAGACCCGCACCTTTGGAAGTGGATAGTTTTTCCCCACGTTTAACTGAAAGGCTAGGCATTTTTGCCATCTACTTAGCCTACTAATACTAGGGCGTGTACCGAGGTTGGGACAGCGATGTAGAGTCCATCGTTGAAACGGATGCCGCTCTCTGGTACGAAAATGTCATTACTTCCGTTGGTCATTGTGGGGGCCTCTAGAACAATGTTGCCGTCGGTCTGACCGCCCTCTCTGAGAACAACCTTTCCCAAAGCTGCTGTCCCGTTACCTACGATATTGAGACCACGAAGTCTTCCGCCCGCATCTGTAAGAGTTGTCGAGGCGCTGACATAGTAGGCTTTTACATTTGTTGCCATGATTAATTAATCCTTTGTTCCCCTGAGTATAAACAGAAAAAGGGGGAACTCCAACTGGAATTCCCCCTAATCTTAGTGTACGAGATTTAACAAGGGTTTATTAGACGCCCTTGTTGCCTCGCCACTGACGCCAGTCACTCCAGCCAAAGCTATAACGCTCACGGGCCTTGAAGCGAAGGTTACCGGTGTCAAAGTCTGGCTCCATCTTCGTGGCAAGAGGTGCTCGCATGAACATCTTTGTACCATTGGGACAGTCGTTCCGTAGGAACCATGCGTCTGCGTCGGTGAAACGACGGTTGACATAGTAGCCGTTAGGAATGAGGCCCAGATTACGAACGGCGTTGATGTCGTTCAAATCTGTGTTGGGCCGACCCGGAGAAGCAAGGATTCGATCTGCATCGAACTGGCCATCCGGGGCCACGTGGAGTGAGACTGGGGAAGCACCGATGAAGATACCACGATCATCCTTGATCTTATGAGTGTTGATGATTGCGGTTTCGAGGGTGCCTTCTGATAGATCAGCGGCAGTCTCTAGGTTTGACTGATTGCCATCGCCGACAGTGGGATGGGCGGCTGAGAACAGCACGACACCATCACCACCGACATAGCCAGCAGTGAAACCGTTGTTGTACACGTTAGCGGCCTTGACCTGCTTGGTCTGAGCCATTGCTCGGGCCAAGGCACGAGCCCTGACCTTTGCGAACGTGTCATAGAGATTGTCTTCCATTGCTTCTTCCGTGACGGCGAAAGCAAGGGCAACAGTCTCAGCGGTGTAGCGGGAAGTCCATGATTCCTGAGCGGTATCATAAACAACTGCTGCACCTTCAGCTTTAGTTGGGGCTGCGCCAAAGCCAGTCATAAGCACTTCTTCCTCAAATGCACGATCAGAGTTTTCCATGTCGAATAGAGGACGATCCTCTTCATCAACTGCTGCATACTCTAGGCCGAAAATTGCATTCAGGCCGGGAAGTAGTTGCTTGGCGATATCCGCACGATTAATAGCCATGTTCTATACCTCCCTTAGCTTTGTGCTGCTGAAGTGTACGAATCGACATGCTGGACGAGACGGACTTCAACTTTTGGATTCGCATCACCAAAGGCGTTATCGGGGACATTAGAAAGCCCGATTACCTGTAGCATTGCAGAAGCAGTAGCACGGCCAGCAACCTTTAGACCAAAGCCAGAACGGCCAGTCATGGTTGAGCCCGCACCTAGTGTGACGGTGTAGTTAATACCCACATCACCAAGGGTGACAGTGGCGTCAGCCTGAATGAGATAGGTAGTTGCAGGATCGTCATTGACGATTGCAAAAGGGGTTCCGTCAACAGACGATGTACTGGCAGGCCAGTAACGACCGAAAATTGGCTGTCTGCTAACGGGATCGACGTATTCGCAACCTTGGAAGGTTCCGAGAACGTGATCAGTAGTCGTGGTGATGACCTCAACAGTCCCTGATGAGCCTAGCTTTACGACATCTCCTGAGAAGATGCTTGAACCGAAAGTGTTGGCGATACGATAGCGGGTGGTGCCACCTGAGTTGGCACCCGAGCCTCGCATTCTAGCAGGGACTAGGCCATTTAAACCTTTATTCAAAGCCATTAAATTTCCTCCTTGATAGCTCTGAGTGACAGTGTCTTACCCATCGAAATGAGCGGACCTGCCTGTCCTTGCCCTTGATTTGCTTGCATTAGTAATAGGAGCCCGTGAATCGTTATCTCGCATGAGGTTGTTATTCACAGCTTCGTTGAGCATTCTTGTACGTTCGTTGGCTCTAAAAATTCGGTCTTCTCTCAGCTCGTGGGGCATTTTTGCAAGGGCTACATCCCCACGAATAATACAACCAGAAAGACGACCGTGATCAAGACCTTTGAAATTACGAGCCATATCAGGACATTCTTCTTCCGTCACAAATTCCCAACCTTCGTTAAGGCGGACACCGATGTTCTTGGTGTCCTCTTCGCCTCTGACTGAAATCCGGACCCATTTTAGGGCAAAGCCTTTGTCATCAAACGTGTTGATCACATGCTCCGGGATGTCTAGCCAGTTGGGACGCTCTTTTGTATGTAGACGTGAATCCCTGTCTCGCTCGCTATCGGTTCTTGATTTCTTTTCTACTACTCGTGCCATGTTGTGTCTCTCCCACGCTATCCGTTAATCAAGGTATAGTCACCGGCAGATCGCTCTGCTTTCTTCTTTTCGGCTGCATACCTTTCAAGAGTAAGGCCCCATTTCTTGGCAAGACTGACATCAGCTTGTGTCAATCTAACTTTATTTGAGGTTGCCTGTCTGCGTGATTGACCGGCTACTACTTGGGTGTTAGTTTTTACGTCCCCACCACCGGGACGAAGCCTTGCGGGAAGCTCTGTTGACAATCTCTTGTCCAGCTCCTCATAAAAGTCGTCATCTCTTGGATCAAAGCCTTCTTCTTTCAAAGACTGATCCATGGCCAAGGCGATGGTTGTACCGATCTTGTCCTTGCCAAACCATTCGTTCTTCTCTGCCCATTCAACTGCACCCTCGTCAAACTTCTGCGGCTCTGTGGGACGCTGAGGTGTTGCCTGAGGCTGTGAGACATCTGTTTGTGTAGTACCACGGCTCTGATTCATTAGAACAGCGTACTCAAGCATTTTGAGTTCAGCCTGAGCTTCTGATAGATCAGACTGCGACTTTACAAGAGTGTCCTTGTCTCCGTCGTCAAAGGCCCGGGAGAAAGATGCTTTTGCCGTTTCTACACGGCGTTGGATCTCGTCCTTCTTTGAATCAACGGACTGTCTCTGATAATCAGTGATGTTCTTGTCCTTGTCGGACAAAGCGCCTTCAAGATACCTGATCTTATCCATGGCAAGCGTGAGCTGTTCATCACGTTCTTTTCGCTGTGCCACCAGTTTTCTGATTCTTTTCTCAGCACCCTTGGTGTTGATGCCCTGTAGTTCTTCGGGCTCCTGTGATTCCGGGGGGGTGGTGGTGGTCGGGTCTTTTTCCACAAACTCAAGCTCAACTTGCGTGGATTCTGGAGGGGCAATAGGATCACCCTTGCTATCTTCGAATTCAATTACAGGGGGGGCTTCTTTCTTATTGTCGGGGCTGGTGTTGATGGTTGACCAACCGTCTTCGTTTTCTTCGGACATTTTTATCTTTTCTCCTGTGACCTTAGGGTCACCGTTGGGGGCGAATCAATCGAATTACGCCTTTGTGTCTCTGGGTACTTAGTTAGATAGATTAAACATTGGGTCAAGACTTGAAGGATCTTCTACCACCATGGTGATTTCATCATCATAGCAGATAATTAGTCTGACACCCTTGTATAAGAACTTAGCACCTGTGTGCTTACCGTAGCAAACATAGTCCCCGGGTTTACACCATGCTCCCTTTGGGAACTTGTCCTTGTCTTCATAGGCCAAGTCTCCCACGGAGAGAACACGGCCCACCGTTGACAGGTACTTCATGTCATCCTTGGCCTTGTCAGGGAGAATGATGCCACCCTTTGTCTTTGCCCTGATCGGCACAGGGCGGATCAGGAGGCGATAGCCGGGGATCTTTGGGAGTGGTTCTGGATCTGGGATAGTTGACTCTGAGAGCCAGTCATCATTTAACATGGATCGGCTTAGTTCTGGTTCAAACATGGTGGTTAAAATTCTTCCTCGTCATATTGGGTGAGTCTTCTCTCAATATCAGAACACTTTGAAATGACCAACTCTAAGCCGTGGATCATTCCTACCATGCGCTGATACTCTGCATAAGTTTCGCAAACACCTTTGGACAGACTCGACTGGACACCATCAATTTCCTGCCGAATCTCGGATTTTAGGTCTTCAAACAGTGTGGATTACTTTCTTCGGCTGGCCTTTGCCGTGTACGAGGAAAGATTTGCCATGGTTGGCGTTACGTTTGCCTTGTAATCGCTGGAGGGATCTCCACGTAAGACAGCAACATGTGCTCGCTCCGTCCACTCTGAAGATGGAAGGGTGGACCAATCCTGACTCGGTGCCAGTTTACCGGGACCCTTACTCATTTTGCCTTTCATAATACCTATTATCCTTTTGTCGTTTTCCGCTCGACTTGGTAAAGACGGCGGATCATTTTTTTGGCGTTATCAACAGAAGAAGCCTTGGCATGTTTCTTCCATTTACCGCCTACTTTCTTTTGTACCACATTTCCTACATTACGCCAAGGCATCTATGTTACTTTCCTATGTATCTGAGTCTTCTAGGTTTTGGGGTATTCTCTTTTCCGTCGGAAGAGGGGGTGTACGTAACTCTGTCATAGGGGGAAGTTCAGTGATGGACTGCTCGCCCATGATATTTTTAACGTAGTCCTCGGTTTCATCTGCCCAGCCGGGATGGTAGACACCGGCTTCATCAGTGTAGCCATAGAAGGGCTCGTAGTCACGGCCAGATTCAATGAAATCATCGGCTCGACCCATCCCTGCGTTATAGGCGATGAGGGCAAGCTCTATGTCTCCGTTGTATTTGTTCAGCATAGCTTCCAGATACTCTGACCCGAATCTCCGGCTTTTCTCTGGATCAAAGCGGTCTTCCCAATCCATGGGTGTGATACCATATCCATCGCCGGGGTCCTCCATTGTAGTCTTCATGATCTGCATAAGGCCAGCCGCTCCGGCACCACTAACGGCATACGGATTGTTTTTGCTCTCCTGCCAGATCACACGGTCCACAAGAGACATGCCCCCTAAGTCTGAGTTTGCCTCACTGAGTCTAGGAAAATTAGGTTTTTCCCGTGGCAAAGGAGGCAATCCCAGTGAATCACTTAATGTTTCTGTGAACGTCGTGGGTGTAGGTTCTGCTACTTCTGGAATAATCTGAGGTGCCGTGGTGGGTTCTACTTCTTCTGACAGAATCTCGGATACCATGGGTTCTGCAGTCGTAGGATTACGCATTTCTGCGACCGTTGCATCGATTTCTTCCTGTGATGGGGTGTATCTAGGCATCTCGTAGCTATTGACCAAGTCAATGACATCGTCTGCTTTTAATCCTGATACATTAATATCTGGGGTTTCAGGGAGCTGTGATCTTTTGTTGTCCTGCATAATCTTGAACATATCGGTCTGTGTCATAGAAGGTTCATCAGTCGTAGGATTACGCATTTCTGCGACCGTTGTATCGATTTCTTCCTGTGATGGGGTGTATCTAGGCATCTCGTAGCTATTGATCAAGGCAATGACATCGTCAAAGTTTACCATTCCTCCGGGTTCATACCCTTTGATTTCTGCGGCTCCGCCGTCGGCAAATCCTTTGGTCTCTGCTTTGTTAATGTCTCGCATCTTGCCGAGTCCTTCCAAGAGGAATTTCTGGAGCATGATGTCCTTTTTGTTATCGGCTTCCTTGTTTCGGATTGTGTTGACACCGATGTCTTTTGCTGCGTCGATGTCCTGACCACGGCGGCGGATGTCGAGTTCCTGTTTCTTCAGGGAGAGGTCGGCCATCTCTTTGGCGTTGTCCTGATCTAAGCCCTTTTCCTTTAGCTCAAGACTTCTGGACTCTAGGGCTAATTGCTGCTGTTCCAGACTCTGGTACTGACCGAGCTGCTGGTTAGCATTCAGGATCTGTTGTGCGGCCTCGGCCATGATCTCGGGCATGACATCTGGATTTTGCTGGGCGGCACCGGCTTCATTCATGAGACCGCTCATGGTCTCCTGATATTGCATCATCATGTGATCCCTGATAGCAGCCTGTAGTAATGGACCTATGCTTTGAAGAATCTTGTTCTGGCCGAGGCTGGGGTCTTGCATGAATGCTGTGAAGACTTGGATGTATGCCTGATGATCCTGACCGGGAAAAGCAGAGATCGGGAGACCCTTTGATGCCGCCAGAATATCAGAGACAGGATCTTGTTCTTGAGGTTCCTTTTCGGCGGAGAGGAAACGTGATGGTTCCCGTACACCGGCGGCTGTGAGCAAGGACCTGTGTACTTCTCGCATGTCATAGGTGCCGGGGGCTGACTGTGCTGAAATCTGGAGAAGTAGCTGGGCCTGTGCCAGACGATGAGCCTGTGAGGGAATGTTAGGGTCAGAGACCGGGATGATATCGACACGTCCGTCGAAGTCAGCACGGGTGACAGGGAGTTCCCGGCCCGGAATAGGGATCATCATCTGCTCATCTGGGAGGAACTCGTAGTTTAACCGGGCCAGAATTCTTAGTTCGTCTTTCTGACTCTTGTGTAGGCGCTTGTGAATGGCCGAGAAGAGCTTTGCTGAAGCCTCGATCAGGGCCAAGGTCGTTCCCACGGGGCCGTAGTTCGATGCGTCAGATACCACAGCGTCCGTGGAGTCTGCGAATTTTTGACCGGCTTGCGTGATAAAGCCAAGAAGCTGGAACAGGGTCTGGGAAGGCTCCTTGTATGGGAGTGGGACAATGGCCTTGTTCAGGTCCATGCCTGTTGCTTCGACTTCCTTGAATTCGCCGGGGGCGATGGGGTCATCACCGCCGACAATCCTGATGCCACGGGCCTTGAAGCCGCCGGGGAGATTGGCGAACTGGCCAGCATCTAGGAGGGAACGCATTGCCAGAGTGGCAGACATGGTCATGTTACCGAGGAAGTGGATCAGGCCGAGACCGTAGAAGCCGAAGCCGGGGACGTACTTGTAGTGAGTGAAGTACATCTTCTTCTCACGGGTGGGATCGTTTTCGTTCCAGTTGCGTCGGATGCCGAGGACCTGACCAGAGTCTTTCTCGATGGTGACAATATAAGGTGATGGGAATTCGTCATCGTCGAGTTCGAGGTACAGGTGCTGTTCTAGCAGGGTGTACTGCTTGTCGTGCTCGGCGTTGAATTCGATGCCCATGATTGAGTTGATTGTCTGGCTCATGGTCGATGGCTGGAAGTTTCCGGGCTCTGAGAGATCGATGTCACGATACATCCCGGACATGATCTGCTTCTGGAGTTCGTGAGGGGTCATGTAAATGACGTGGGTGTATCGGTCAGCCCGACGTAGGTCCGTGGCGTTGTATGAGACATAGAACTGGTCAACGGGGACGAACTCGGAGACAGGGCGTTCCGATGCTGGGTCGTAGTAGATTTTCTTGAATGCCGAGCCTACAAGTGGGAGATGGAAAAGCATACGCTCGAATTCGTCAAAGTATTCTGGCATTACTTCGGTGAGCTGGAAGTTCATGAATGACTGGACACGTTCGGACTGGTCTTCTTTTTGAGCATTGGATGTGCCGATGATCTGAGCTTTTACCGGGCCTTGTGGGGGGAAGAGTTCCTCGGAAGCCTTTGACTGGAACTTGACGGCGCTCTCGATCAGTAGGGGATGTACGGCTGTGCAGGCACCCTCGAAAGGCTCTGAGGTTGTGTTTAGTTTGAGACCAAGGAGTTCGAAGCCTTTCTCGAACATGCTTTCCCATTCAGCCCGGGATTCTTTGTCTGACGTGTAAGAGTCCATGACAATGCTTCCGATTCTTTCGATCTCGGATTCATCAAGGTATTCTTCAGCGAGATTGTCCGAGAAAAAAATCTCGGGGGCTGGCTCAAAAGGAATAGCGTCTAGATCCATTTCGTCTGGGAGAATAAAATCTAGGATGTTAATGTTGTCGTTAGGGAGTGCCATGGGTGTCCTTGGGTTGCTAAGCAGCTACTGAGTTCCAGTAGGTCTTATTGCCCCGTGGTTGTCCCGGGGGTTCGTCCTCCTGATTATATGATGAATCGAAGGGATGCTCAAGTCTCCATGATTCTCGCATGTAGTGGATTGCCATGGTCATGGCATCGACCTGATCATCGTGGGCGGCATTGGGGAATGATGCTGCTTCGAGTATCAGAGAATCGCCCCATGGTTTTTCCTTTGGAATCCAGATTCTTCCGCTTTCGACCAAGGGTGAAATTGCGTTGACCCTTGAGACCTTGTCTTTGTCAGGGGTGTACTCACGGATTGGAAGACCAGCACGTCGCAGGTCTTGGATCAGGGATTGACCGCTGGCTTTCTTTTCAATGATCATCACGTCTGGGGAGTGCTCGGAGTAAAGATCTTGGGCGATCATCCGGAGTTCGGGGTATTCGAATTTACCAACGACATTCGAGAGAAGGATCAGGTTACCTACATGGTGTTCCTGACCCGAAGAATCAACCTCGATAGACTCGAAGATTCCCCATGTCTGAATCACCGAGTTATCTGCCGTGCTCCGGGTGGAAAATGCGGTGTCCAAGGTCTGGATGATGAAGTCACATTCCGGTGGATCGTCGTGTTCCCATTCTTGGAACCAGCTTTTTTTCAGGAGACCGCCCTCGGCAGGGACAGGGTTCTGCATGTACAGGGCTTCCCAGTAGCGGGTGCCATTGTACTTCTTGATCTCGGTTTCGTCGAGCTTCAGAGATTCTGTGGTTTTCCATTCGGGAAAATATGAGGAGCCGACAGGGAGACTGAGGATTTTTGAGGATTCTTCATCGATCCATGCAGGGATCTTGAGGACGTTCCAGTCGTCCTCGTCCGAGTTTCGGAGGAGCCAGCCACAGATGTCGTCCTCGTGATACCGGGTGTTGATGATGATAATTCCGCCGTTGGGCATCATGCGGGTCCGTAGGCCCGCAGGGTACCAGTCTTTTACATAGCGCCGCCCGGCTTCGGAGAATGCGTCTTCCTCGGACATTACGTCGTCAAGGATTGCAACATGAGCGCCACGTCCAGCGATCTGGGACTTTACACCGGCGGCGAAGTAGACACCGTTCTGGTTTGTTTCCCATTTGCCTGCGGCCCGTACGTCTTTTCTGAGGGATACACCGGGGAAGATTACCGAGAATAGGGGGTCATTTACAATGTCCCTGACTGATCGACCGAAGTCGGTGGCGAGACGGTCGGAGTGAGACACGCACAGGATCTGATGGGCAGGGTGTAAACCCATGTGCCATGCTGGAAAGATCTTGGAACATAGGAGAGACTTTGATGACCGTGGTGGTAGGAAGACCATCTGCCGTTTGATCTCGCCTTCCGAGACTTTCTGTAGGGTGTCACAGATTACTTCGATGTGTTTACCCACGACAAAGTCGGGGATAAGGATTGGGGCGATGGCCTTTGTAAATGTGAAAAAATCTGATCTCGACTGAGATACCATCTTTTCCAGAAGGACATCACGGAGTTTTTCTTTTGTGGTTTCGTTTGTTGCTATCATGTTCGTATGGGGATGAGTTAGTTTATCTCGTGTTTAGAAGGGGTCTGTCGATGGATCAATGTGCAGAGTTCGTTGTAGAGCGACAGATTAGACATGAAAAGATCATAGACCAAACCACGGGCAAAGTTATACTCGGGGGAGATGTTCTGAAAAACAGGTGATTGTCCGAAGACCGTGATCGCCATGCTGGTGGAAATGAAGGCATCGTTCAATAGACGTAGGCCCTCGGCTGAAAGGATGTCTTCCTGTAGTATGTGTGATCCTACTACAGGCACTGTTGAAGAGATTCCGAGGAAATCTTTGAAATCATGTAGGTCCATGCCCTCGATGTCTGTGTGTGACCGAAATGCCAAAGACACAGTGTTAGTCTTTTCCACCGTTGACAACCTTGAGTCCGACAACGTCAGCGAGCTTTGAAATGTCGGTGTCGATGTCTTCGG